TGCTATACTTAGGACTACTTCCGATTCTACGAAGTACTCAACCAATATTAGAAAGGTGGCATACTTAAATGTCAGATGTTTTTTCGTTTCGCTTATCAGAGGATTTTGTAAATAAATATAGTAATACTCCAGCACCGTTTGGATTTTCAGATGCGGGTAGCAACTCTTTAGGAGAAATTACTTTTATCAGAACATATTCTCGTGTTAAAGAAGATGGAACTAAAGAACGTTGGCACGAAGTTTGTCGTCGTGTAATTGAAGGTATGTATTCAGTTCAAAAGAATCATGCTAAAGATAATAGACTACCTTGGAATGACAATAAGTCACAGAAGTCAGCACAAGAAGCTTTCCAAAGAATGTTTGAATTAAAGTGGACACCTCCAGGCAGAGGTCTTTGGGCTTTCGGAACTCCAATGACTATGGAAAAAAGAAACTCAGCCTCACTGCAAAATTGTGCAATGGTTTCTACTCGTGACATTGATCGTAATGATCCAGGAGCTCTTTTTGCTTGGGTAATGGATGCTTTAATGTTAGGCATTGGAGTAGGGTTTGACACCTTGGGACAAGATAAGCAAATGCCTATCTATGCCCCTACAGAGCCAGTTTCTACCTATGAAATTCCAGATACTCGTGAAGGATGGGTTGAATCTGTTCGTCTTTTAATTAATTCATTTTTACGTCAAAATCAATCTATTCAAGAATTTAACTATGACCTTATCCGTCCTCTAGGATCAGCCATTAAAGGATTTGGTGGGGTCGCTAGCGGTCCAGAACCATTAATTCAACTACATATACGCATACGAAATGTCATTGGCTCTAGAGCAGGAGAAGTACTAGATAGTCGTGCAATTGTTGACATTGTTAATCTTATTGGAACATGTGTTGTTTCTGGAAATGTTAGACGTTCTGCCACCTTGGCTTTAGGAACACCAGAAGATAATGGTTTTATTAATTTAAAGAATCCAGAAGTATTTCCTGAAAGAAATTCATTTGATCCAGAAAAACCAGGCTGGGCATGGATGTCTAATAATTCTATTTCTGCTACTGTTGGTACTAAATATGAAGACTATGTTGATTTAATTGCTGATAATGGTGAGCCAGGATTTATTTGGTTAGATGTTGCGAGAGACTATGGTCGTTTAGCAGATGCACCAGACTATAAGGATTCCCGTATTATGGGATTCAATCCTTGTGCGGAGCAGCCATTAGAGTCATACGAACTTTGCACACTTGTAGAAGTGCACTTAAATCGTCATGAATCCAAGGAGGACTTCCTCAAGACATTGAAATTTGCGTATCTTTATGGAAAGACTGTTACCCTTATGCCAACACATTGGCAGCAAACAAACGGTATCATGCAAAGAAACAGACGTATTGGAACATCTCTAACTGGAATTGCATCTTTTGCAGATACCTATGGATTACCAACAACTCGTGAATGGATGGATGAAGGGTATCAAAAGATTCGTTACTATGATCATAAATACTCAGAATGGCTATGCGTTAGAGAGTCTGTTCGTGTAACAACAGTTAAACCATCAGGATCTGTATCACTGCTATCTGGAGCAACTCCAGGAGTTCACTGGGGTCCAGGAGGAGAGTTCTATTTAAGATCTATTCGTTTTGGAAACACAGATCCTATGCTTTATTTGTTTAAAGCAGCGGGATATAAAATTGAAGACGATGTAGTATCAGCCCATACATCTGTAGTATATTTCCCAGTAGCATCTGGTCATAAAAGATCAGAAAAACAAGTTAGCCTATTTGAAAAGATTGGGTTAGCAGCTACTGCTCAGAAGTACTGGTCAGATAATGGCGTTTCTGTTACTCTTTCTTTTGATAAAGAAACAGAAAAGAAGTTTGTTGCCCCAGCCCTAAATATGTACGAAGGACAGCTAAAGGCAGTTTCTTTCCTTCCAATGGGGAATAAGACTTATCCACAGCAACCATACACAGAGATAACAAGAGAAGAGTATAACTCTTATGTGGGTACAATTGGTAAGATTGACTGGTCTGCTATCTATGATGGAGTTGAAAATCTTGAGGCAGAAGGAGAGTCTTACTGCTCTACTGATGCTTGTGAGATTAAACTTTATTAACCCTTAGCCTGCTATAATAAGGGGTAGGAGATATATGTCTAACCCATCTAATTTATATGCAGAAAAAATTTACTCAGAGCACCCTCTGGTACTTTGGGCACTAGACGATCAAGCAGACTATGTAAGTTTAATTACTGAGGAAAAAAGAAATATAACATCTCTTTGGGATGACACAGAATCCTGTACGCTTAGTTCAGGATCAGCGATTACTGGCGAACCTTTTCCCAATAGTCCTACAAGCATAGTATCTTGCGGTGTTCCAGCAGGGTCATCTGGGGAATCAATTATATTAAGCCCAGATATTGAAAATTTCCAAACCCTTAATACAACTTTAGGAACATTTTCTATTGGTTCTTATTTTTATATTGATAGTTTATATATTGATTCTATTGCCATTGGGTATCAATATGAAGATACTACTACATTAGAAGTAGTTCAAAAGTTTAAAACTTTTACAGATCCAGCATACCAGTCATGGTCTTTTATGTCAGAAACATTTGAGATCCCTGACGAAAACACAAACTTTAAAATAATTATAAAAATATTAAAGTCTTCAGGCGGAGCAACATCTGCTGATTACAAAGTTTATTTTAATGGAATAACCACAGGACAATGGTCTGAGGAATTTCATAAAGAATCTTTAGGAGTAACACCAGCATCTTTTCCAGAAACAATTGCAATTGATACAACAGATACCGTTATTCCAGCAGCAGCCTATGGAGTATCTAGTGATACCGCATACTATTTGGTAAAGAATAATGCTCTTCTTGCAAAAAATACAAGTATTCCATTAGTATTTGGTGCCTCTGGATTAACTAAGATTATTCCAAACACATCAAACAAGCCTTCATTAATATTTCCAGGTCAAGGATTTCTAAATAAATCTGGGCAGCATAAAGAATACACTGTAGAGTTCTGGGCAAGAATAATTGCAGATTCTCCAGATCCAAAAAGAATATTTGGACCAATTGCTTCTACAGATGGACTCTATGTAGATTCAGGGTTTTTAACTTTAGTTATTGGTGGCAAATCTAAATCTCACTTTGTTGGTGAATGGTTTAGACCAATGCTTATACATATTAGATTAATTAAGAATTCTGTGACGGTACTGTTAAATGGAGAACAAGTAATAGAGATTGCTATTGATACTACATCTCTATCATTACCAGACCTACTAGATGCAGAATTGAGAAGTCAGGACTGGCTTGGATTTTATGCATACGATAATGTAAGCTTAATCGAAGTAGACTGTTTGGCAATATACTCTTATCAAGTTTCTGTAACTGTTGCAAAGCGTAGATGGGTTTATGGTCAAGCTGTATCTTCAGCACAATCCATTAACTCATCCTATGGTGGAATTTCTGCTTTTATAGATTATTCATTTTCAAACTATACCGCAAATTATAATTATCCAAGCTTTGCACAATGGCAACAAGGAAGTTTTGATAATCTAGAAACAACATCTTTAGAGTTGACAACACCATCTTATAGCTTGCCTAATATATTTTTAGATACTAAAAGTCTAGATGACTTATATACTGACTGCAAAGCAATACAGACAGATCAAGAATCTGGAGCATTACCATACAAGTTTTTAACCTTTAGACCAAATTCGTCATGGGATGCATTAGGAACATATCTTAACTTTTCAAAGTTTAATATTTTGAACGACAAGATAAAGTCTATATACGGAGTATTTAGTAGCGAAAGAATACTAATTGATGGAGGATATTATAATACATCTCCAATAGAAGTTTTTGATGCAGAATATTACAATACACCAAGCTGGGTAGAGTCATACGATGCTGGCGTTCCAGCTGCAGAAGGAACCGTCCAGACATTAATTAAAATCTATAACACATTAACTGATGATTTTTTTATTACAAGACTTAATGCAAATGTAGTTGAATATGTATTAAATTATAATGGAATAGAAGAAGTATTGTACACAACAGAAGCAATTGAGCCAGATCAGTTGTTTGCGGCTGGGATTAATATTGATGAATTGTCTAATGTTTTTGGAGGAAATGTTTCAGCATTCTTTGGTAATGTAAATGGTCTAAAGATCTACGTTGCTGGAGACGAAGAAACTTCTAATTCATTTTCTGGTAAAATTTACTCATTAGGGTTTACAACAGAGCTTAATCATAAATTAATAGCAAATTATTTTAATGAATACGGAGTTGTTAATTTTGATGACTTGTCTGTTAGTGGGGTAACAGAAGAAACAAATGCCATTGCTCTTATAAACCATTTAGCCAGCTATACCTTGTTACCAATAGAAGCATATGATGAATTCTTCCTTGATATTGGAGTATCGGGATACTGGCAAGATTATCTACCACTGTCCTATTTTGCTAAATATGTTGATAGTGCTCAAGGCGCTTCTTTTTATGATTTAGACTTTTTACAGTTCAATATTGGCTATCCATCCCCATCAAAACTTTTAGAAAAAGAAACAACTTCCTCTTGGACATATGAACAATTAAAAGAAAGTTATTCAGCACCTATTCAACAAACCTATTACCAGATAGACAATAGCCTTATTACTGGCTGGGACAATTATGAAGATTTATCTCAAAAAGCATTAAAGTATTATGAGTATGATACATCAGAGTCATTCGTTAAAAGCTATCTTACTTTTCAATATATAGCAGATGGAGCAAATGCTCTTGCTGACAGCTTTACAATAGACGTGCCAGCCAAAGAAGGATCAATTATCGATATTGATAACTACCCAGATTGGGCTGCCAGTAAGTTTGAGGTTGTAGATAATACAATCATCTATCCTAGTAAGTCTGTAGATTTTAACGACCTAGCAGTTGTATATTCTATTGACTTTAATGTGCGTGGAATTATTAATAGACCAATTAAAATTAAAGAATTAGAGATAGCTTCTCAAGCACTTAGTGATAACGCCTTTAACTCGGTAGGTACCAGATTTGGAGTTGACTTAGTTCCGTATAAGAAGTCTGGAATTTATTTTGACTACAAGTCAAAAAATCCTTTTAGTATTTATAAGTCAAGCACACCATATCTTTATTTAACAAAAAATTCTGGTATAGAAGTTCGTGGAGATTTTGAGTTTGAAACAAATCGTGGTATTGCTATGCCAATTAATAAAGAACTATCAGATGAGTATCGTGTAAGCTCAATGCAGGCCTGGATGTTTGCAAATCAAGATTCTTTTTCTGCGTCACCAATCGAGATCTTTGAAATTAGATATAAAGAAGATACTATTAAGTTTTACATGGTTGCCGACAGTCCATCTGGATCAAGAGCCAAAATATATGCAACTAGTAGTTTAACTGGAACAGAGTATACAAAACTAACGTATTTCTGGAATGGGGTATCAGTTCAAAATCCAATTATTACAATAAAAGAGTGGGGATCCCTAGGTTTACAGTTCTCATCTGCATTAAACTTTGACCTATACATTGGTGCAATTAATCTAAATGGTCCAATACTATTTAATAACATATCTTTTTATCAGGCAAACAACCTACAACAAATACAAAGTGTTATAACTAGACCTTGGCTCAAGGTTAAGACTAGTGAAGGAGTAAACAACTCGTGGTCCTATTGGAGCGAGAACTTTAACTGGCAAGATACTTTGGTTGTCTCAAGCTCAGAACTATACGGAGTTAATCCAACAGATGTGTATAAAAACTATCTTGGAACTAATAAGATTATTATTGATGATAATGAGGGTATGACGTTTGATTCTAATCAAATAAAGATATATAAAGATACTGAGTGGCAGATAAGTACTCTCTTGCCAGTGTAATATGGTATACTTGAAGTTATGGATTCATTAATAAACCCAAAAACTGGCAAACCTATTGTCAACAACGTACGCAGAAAAGTCATTGATAAGCACTATGACTGGGGACTTTATGTATATAAAAAGTCAACAGGTAAGTGGTTTACAGACGGATCAGGCTCAGTTTTAAACATACCTGCACAAAAAGGTGACATAAGCAAGATTGCCGAGCTAAAAAGAGAAGCAATCTCCTATGGAGATGACGGTCAAGGCACCGCAGTCTTTGTTCCTGGTTTGACAAGGGTAACAGAAGAAGAATATTCAGAGCAAAAGGACAGAATGAAGCAAGGATTAATTCCTTCCCTAAATGACCTTGGTGCCATTGATGCAGCACAAAAAACTTTAAGGATGTATGGCGATGAGGGATAGTTCTGATTACGTTAGTGCAAAATTAAATACACAAGAGCAAGAAGAAAACATATTCCACGCACAAGACCCATTTAATAAAACTTGGGATGATTTAAAAGACCTTGGCGGAATCAATCAAAACTTTAAGAGAAGAACTGTTAGACTTTTAAACAAGGCTGCTGAAATGACTCCAGCATACTTAGACTCAGCAAATGCTCAGTCATCAGGAATCGACGGTACTGGAACAAAGGGCATTAATCCTGGAACAGTATACCGAAATGGATACGGTCTATTTGATATTATTACTCCACCATATAACATGTATGAGCTAGCAAACTTTTATGATACATCTTTTGCTAACCATGCTGCTATTGATGCTAAGGTAGAAAATGTTGTAGGTCTTGGATACCGTTTTGATATTTCAGATAGAACATCTTTGCGTCTTGAAACTTCAAGTGATGAGCAAGCATCTTCTCGTGCTCGCAAGAGAATTGAGCGAATGAAGATTGAGCTTCGTGATTGGCTAGAGAATTTAAATGATGATGATTCATTTACAAAAACTATGGAAAAGGTTTATATAGACTTAGAGGCAACAGGAAATGGTTTCATTGAAATAGGAAGAACTGTTGAAGGCGACATCGGATACCTAGGTCATATTCCAGCAACTACTGTTCGTGTTCGTAGACTAAACGATGGCTTCCTTCAGATTATTGGTCAGCAAGTAGTTTACTTTAGAAACTTTGGGGCTAAGAACCAGAACCCAGTTACTGTAGATACTAGACCAAATGAGATTATTCATTTAAAGCAATACTCACCATTGAATACATTTTATGGTGTACCAGACATTGTTGCTGCTTTCCCATCTTTGATTGGTGACAAGTTAGCATCACAATACAACATTGACTACTTTGAAAATAAAGCGGTACCACGATATATCATTACCCTAAAGGGTGCCAAGCTAAGTGCGGATGCAGAAGACAACATGTTTAGATTCTTGCAGACTGGACTAAAATCTCAATCCCACAGAACCCTGTATATACCACTTCCTGGAGATACAGATCAAAACAAGGTTGAGTTCAAAATGGAGCCAATTGAAAATGGTATCCAAGACGGATCGTTTAAAGAATACAGAAAGCAAAATCGTGATGATATCTTGATTGCTCATCAGGTTCCAATTTCTAAACTTGGTGGTTCTGATTCTGGTATCGCAGCAGCTCTATCTCAAGATCGTACATTTAAAGAGCAGGTTTCACGACCAGCACAGCATCATCTTGAAAAAATTATCAACAAAATTATTAAAGAAAAAACAGATATTTTAGAGTTAAGGTTTAATGAGCTAACTCTTACAGATGAAATTGCTCAGTCTCAAATTCTTGAACGTCTTGTTAAGACTCAAATCATGATGCCAAATGAGGCTAGAGAAGCTCTTGATCTTCCACAAACTAAAGATGGAGATACTCCATTTGTAATGTCTCCAGGGCAAGCAAATGATGCTCAGTCAAATGCAAATTCAAATCGCCAACGGGATACAGAAAGAGTTAACAACCAGTCAGATGGCCCAGCAACTATCGCTGGAAGAAATCCTAAAGGTGAAGGAAGATCATCTCAATAACTGAGAAACCTAATAAATGTTTGGTATAATAGATACGATATGATTATAAATAAAGCTTCCTGGGTTACAGACGGCGACAACGTTCGTCTATCAATGCCTTTTGGCAAGGTAGATCAAGAGCGAAGACTAGTTTCTGGTTTTGCGTCCCTAGACAATATTGACAAGCAAATGGACATTGTAACTACCGAAGCTAGCATGAGTGCTTTTGCAAAGTTTCGTGGGAACATTAGAGAAATGCACCAACCATCTGCTGTTGGCAAGATGATCTCATTTAAAGAAGAAAAATATTTTGATCCAGAATCAAAGAAGTTTTATAAGGGAATATACGTTTCTACTTATATTTCTAAGGGTGCCCAAGATGCTTGGGAAAAAGTTCTTGATGGTACATACACTGGTTTTTCAATTGGGGGACGAATGAACAAGTGGGATGACGCATATGATGATACAATGGAAAAGCAAATTAGAATTATCAAGGACTATGACCTCATTGAGCTATCTCTTGTTGATAGTCCAGCAAACCAATTTGCTAGCATTATGTCAGTTGAGAAGGTTGATGGTG